CCAGCTAGTTGTAGTTGTCTGCCTCTAAATAATACAGGGACAGGAGCTACGACTGATGAAGGAAACTGAGCACCCTTAATCATGAAAGAAGATAATTCAACATCACCTTGAGCATAAGATGGGAAGTTACATGTTACTTTGAACATGTTAGAACGTGCACCACCTCCAACGAGCTTAGATTTAAAATCGTCTACGCCTAAAATTGCCATTATTCTTCTCCTAATTAACTACCGGCGATTTCAGAGAAATCGACTCCGGTTCTTGTTGCAATAAAGTTAAGTGTGATGAAGTTAATAGATCTAGAAGGCTTGATAAAGATATCAGCAACGAATCTATTAGCGTCAATTACTTGACCTGTGTTGTTTGTAGTGTCACATACGACTCTAAAGTCTGTTACACCACGTCTTCCTTTAACATCTCTTAAGAATGGCTCAAGAAGATTTCTAAATTGAGCTCTTGTGAACTCATCATTAAATTCAAACAATTGACCTTTAGCAGCGGTACTAATTGCTTTTTCAATTACAATGAATAATCTTCTTACGTTAATTCTATCAAATGCGCTTGGCTTACTTAATAGTGTTTTATCACCAAATAGCATTGTTCCTTGTCCAGGGAAAGAAACGAGAGGGTTAACTCTTGCTTTATAAAGCATGTCTCTATCAGCTTTCTTAGGATTATATGCTAGTTTAGTTACACCAAATAGTTGACCTCTTGTTGTTCCTGCAGGTGAGAACCATGCGTCAGCAACATTGTCTGTATTCGCACAAAGTCCCGCACAAAGACCAGAAGCACCCAACCATCTGTATACATCGTTATATTTATCATAAACGTATACAGCACCTGAGTCAGCAGATGCATAAGAAGTAGATGCGAGTGTGTCGACCCATCCTTTTACATCAGCAGCAGGAGTTGCGGTTCCAACTGAATCTTCGATTGGAGGCGATACAAAAGCCATACAATCTTTTCTTGTGTTACAAATGCTAATTAGCTTGTCAGCAATATCCTTTGATCCGTCTGCATCAGGATATGCGAATAACAAATTAACATCTACAGTTTCTGCATCACCCAAAAGGTCTAATGCATTACCAACTTCTCCATGAGTTGGTGTGTTATCATCTGTTCCGCCGGATAGAGTAGCAGTAATTACTGCAGTTCCAGTGACATATACTGTAGCAGATGACTGACTGGCAAATGAAGCGCCGCCATCTGTTAGTGCTGCAGCATGTCCAGTCCACCAAACATATCTAGAAGTTCTGTTAATTACTTCTTTATAGTAGTTTGAAGTTCCGTCATCCTTCTTAGCGTCAGATGCTTGTGAAACGTATGCGAATGTTTCTAGTACAGTATTAGCTGTTCCAGTCCATGCTCCAGTCTTGTCGATGATAGCAATGTGTAATTCGTCGTTTGAGTGTCCACCAACTGCAGCAGAACTAGAAGTTCCTGGAGCTGAATCAAACTCACCTGCGTGAGTAAAATTTCCAAATGCTGTAGTGTCAGCTGGACATACCTGTACTTCAATTGCGTTACCCAATACACCTGGGTATCTTGCAATAAAAGTTCCGTCATGAGATAAAGAATCATAATGATCTTCATTCTTGACAAGTTTTGCAGTTCCATCAGTCGCGTTTAGGTGACCTGTGGCTGCACGTACTACTTTAAGAGCATTACCATACTTTAAGAATGATGCTGCAGTTAAAAAGTACTTATAAGTATTGGAATCTGGTGTTCCGAAGATACTAGCTAATTCTGTTTCTGAACCAACCGTTCTAACTTCTTCTACTGGACCCCAATTGAAAGACCCAGCGAATCCACCAATACTGGTCGATACGGCAGGTACTACGCCCGATGCGTCAATTTCATTGACTTGGACGCCTGGTGATACTTGAAATGCCATTTTTTTGTCCTCTCAATTTGAGTTATTAATAAGTTTTCATAATACGGTTATATTCAATCAGTTTTATTTATATAAATAAAGTTTTAAAGGTGCTCTACCTCAAACCACACATTACCTTCACCGTCTCCTACACCCTCTTGTGTAGGTCTATTACTACCGTCATTAATAATCCCGAATGGCAATAAGTCATCGTGTATTGCCTTTAATTGTTCTTGATACAACATATTTTTCATATCAATATTTGTCATCCCTTGGAATATATCTGTCGTTGTAAACCAAGAAAACATTACCAAATTCATAACTAAGTCATCATGATTAGGAGCTTGTGCCTCAAAAGAATTACCCCTAGCCACAAAAGTACACATTTCTTCAATGGTATTAGCATCTACGATGTGTAACTTTTTCTGTGATATTAAATCTTTAAATGTAGAACATCCAATTCTTTTTACTCTTCTAGTCATAGTGGCACCAATTGCATTTGCCTTTACTTGAGATTCTACAAACATATTTTCGTATTCTAAATCATAATATAATCCATTACATACAATAGCACCTTGATCGTTAGATTCAACAATAATATATGCATCGTTATATAGTCTTGCATACTTATAACACAAATCCGGCAATAACATAGGTGATATATTATTATCCCTGAATACACAAACCTGTTTAAATGGTTCTACTGATGTATCAATAACAGTAAACGTACTATAATCTTGACCACGACCTTTAGACACGTCGACAGTCATTACATAGTCGTGGTCTTCTATAGCTTTTTCATATATAAAAATATTTTCATTCCATGTCATAGGACGCAAAGACTTTTGAGCGAGTAGATCGCTTGCATCAATTAATGTATTACCACGTCCATGGAAATTATTCCCAAATTCTTGATCAAACTGTAATTCAGATGTATTTGCAATTGTCTGCCTTTTCCACTCGTCATCTCTTCCAGGAACGTCCCACCAATCGACTCTAAAAGCTTTGTATTCATTAGTGTACGTGGTTGCTCCTTCCCATATTCTATGGAATACATTACCAATACCATTTGCTGTAGAAGTAATAATGACCTTAGTATCCTTACCGGAAGATACAACAGGATATGTTGATGTGTAGAATTGTGCATCGTTTTCTACAAACGCAAACTCATCTAAGAACAATAGGTTAATAGATAAACCACGAATAGAACTGCCCGAAGTAGCTGATGCAATAATCTTTGAGTTATTGCTAAACTCAATAGATCCTTTATTTAATGCTTTACATCCTGGTTGTAAGAAAAATGGTAAGTTTTCTAACATTAATGTAATACGAGCAAGCATCTCTCTTGCAGTAGATCCTTTGTTTGCCAGTATCGCAATAGTTTTTTCTGGATGAAAACACGCATACCACAAAAGATACGCAACCGCCGAAATAGATTTACCTGACTGCCTACACGCTAAAACAATACTAAATCTATTATCGTTAAAGTGTTTAAACATATTTTTTTGATATGGATATAAATCAAAAGGAACAAGACCATCATCTAATGAAATGACTTTTAGATAATTAGTAGCGAAATAAGCAGGATCCATCATACATTGACGATACTCCTTTATCTGTTCTTCGCTAAATTGGCTTTCTACCCCATCCTTTTTTACATTAGGATTTCCTAGATAGCCTTCATGTTCATTCTTCGGGCGTGGCATCTATAATCTTCTTTTCTTTATTTTCTTTATCGTGCTTCGCAAATAGCCTTTGTAGATCCGTAGTGCTACCTACAAATAAATTATTATTAGTTACTTCTTTCTTGCCTTTATTTTCATCGTTCAAATCACGATTACTTTTTTGTAGATCCATCAGTTTATCAGTTACATCACCGATATCTTTAATGGCTTTAGATAAAACCTCAAAGGCTCTTGGATGCTCTGATTCTCTCGCAAGTTCCGCAAGTACGTCAAGAGATCTCACGCCGGTTTCGATAAGATCCTTATATGTTTTTCTAGAAAATTCATAATCATCTTTGACCTCTTTCTGGGTCTTCGTGAGCTCAGTGGTCTTAACTTTTTTCTCAGGTAAGTTCTTGTTCAGGTTAGCCTGCATTTTTTCTAATTTATCCATAATATACCTATGTTATACTTACATTAACTGTATAGTCGTCATCCTCATCAGCGTCTGATGGAGTTATTGTGAAATCCATGTTTTCTAAAATATTAGATCCGCCTGCATCAGCGTTAAAGTCAATATTAATTTCTCTAATAACGCCTTGATCTGCGGTAGGTCCGAAATACTTCATCTTCATAATAAAATCAAACTGATATATTAGCGCACGTCTTGTCTGATAATCACCCTCGTAATCATCTTGAATTGTAACAGCATTTAATATAATGGGAACATCTTGTTTATAAGAAAACCCATTTACAGGAGTAATTGTTACGGTATACTCTGGTTGAAAGTACGGAAGTATTTGTTCCATAATTTGTAAACCATCGTCTTGATTTTTAGCCATCGCAAATAATGACATATTAATATTATATGCAACGTGCTGCTTTATTGTTTTCTTTTTAGTAGAATCCGTTGCGTGATTTTCTATAATCTGATTTCTTTTTGCTAATTTTTGGGTTGAATCAATATCCATAGAAGTAATTTCAAACCCCATTCTAGGCAACTTAATTGCCATAGTAGCATCTTGACCCGTTACAGAATCAAGTCTACTCAAAAACTTTTTCTTTGGTCCGTATGCTAAAGGAACTTTAATTTGATTAAGTACATTTCCAGAACCATCCTGTCTAATAACTGATATATTATTAAACAAAGTTCCGAATAGAGCTACGGCCTTTCTTGTTGTTGCGTGATAAAAATGATTTCCAAACATTAATAAGTCTCCGATACATCACCAAATGGATTTGTCTCAGTAAAGTCTAAGAATCCATCAGCTTCTATTTCAAATGCATAGTTCTGAGCCTGATCATCACTTGGGAATGATTCCTCATCTGCAACATCATTAATACTAGTAATATAACACGTATTAGTCGATTCTGATCCAACTAAACCTAGAGTGTTTGAAACTACAAAATCTCTAGCTTCAGTGCTACCTGTTACTCCAATATTAGATAAAGAAATAGTAGCTGCAATGTCAGACGTTTTAGTTAAGGTCTGAATTTCACCGTAAACACTAATAGCCGGATT